CCCCCAAGTGCAGCGTATTGCCATGACTTCTAAACGTAATCTCAAGCGCATTAACAACCCAGATGACGTGATGGCCTTGCCTTACGCATTGGTGGCCAACCGCCAGCGTTTCAACATCTATGCCGGTAACTACTAATGAAGACGCCGATTCTAGGCTCTACCTATGTGGCCCGCAGTGTGAATGCGGCGGATGCCCGCATGGTGAATCTGTTCCCAGAGATTGTGCCCGAAGCGGGCAAGGAACCAGCTTTTTTGAACCGCGCCCCAGGTCTGAAATTACTGAACACAATTGGCAACGGCCCGATTCGTGGCCTGTGGGCGTTCTCTTCTAATGACACTGACGCCTTTGTGGTGTCAGGCACGCAGCTTTACAAGATTAACACCTCGTATGTGCCCACGCTGGTTGGCAACGTTTCAGGCACTGGGCCTGTGAGCATGTCAGACAACGGCACGCAATTGTTTATTGCCTGCAATGGCCCTAGCTACATATACAACAATGCTACAAACGCTTTTGGCCAAATCACCGATTCTGATTTCCCAGGCGCCGTAACTGTTTGCTATTTGGACGGTTATTTTGTGTTCAACGAACCAAACAGCCAAAAAATGTGGGTGACAGAACTTTTGGATGGTACATCAATTAATCCATTAGAATTTGCAAGCACTGAAGGTTCACCTGATGGGTTATTAGCCGTAGCATCCAACTTTCGCGAAGTTTGGGCTTTTGGCACAAACTCAATTGAAGTTTGGTATGATTCTGGCGCCACAGATTACCCCCTACAACGCATTCAAGGCGCTTTTAACGAACTTGGTTTGGCCGCGCCTTACTCAGTAGCCAAAATGGATAACGGTTTGTTTTGGCTAGGCCGTGATCGCCGTGGCCAAGGTATTGTTTACCGTGCTAATGGTTATGCAGGCATACGCATTTCAACGCATGCTGTTGAATGGCAAATCCAGCAATATAGCGATATGTCAGATGCTATTGCGTACACATACCAGCAAGACGGCCACAGCTTTTACGTGTTGATTTTTCCTAGCGCTAACACCACTTGGGTGTATGACGCTTCTACTCAGGCTTGGCACGAACGCGCAGGTTTTGTTGAAGGTATGTTTACCCGGCACCGCAGTAACTGCCAAATGGCGTTTCACAATAAAATTGTTGTGGGAGACTACGAAAATGGTAACATATATGCGTTTAACCTAGACGATTATTCCGATAACGGTAGTATTCAAAAATGGTTACGCTCTTGGCGTGCGTTGCCTACTGGCACTAATAATCTTAAACGTACGGCCCAACACAGTTTGCAATTAGACATTGAATCTGGCACTGGTTTAAATGGCTCAATGGTTGCTGAAACCATATATCTTCAAACTGAAGATAATAATTATTTAATTACCGAAAACGGCGACTATTTAATAAGCGATGACACAACACCGATTACTCAAGGCAGTGATCCTGAAGTCATGCTGCGTTGGTCAGACGATGGCGGCCATACATGGTCTAACGAACATTGGGCGCCTATTGGCAAGATCGGCGAGTATTATCGCCGCGTGTTCTGGCGCCGTATGGGCATGACTTTAAAATTGCGTGACCGAGTGTATGAGCTGTCAGGCACTGACCCTGTGAAAATTACGATCATGGGCGCTGAACTCATTTTGAGTCCAACGAATGCCTAGCCCTAATGCCAATCCAACGCCGATCACGCCACCCCGAGTGCCGTTGATTGACCCGCGCACGGGTTTGATTGATCGCGCTTGGTATTTGTTTTTCTTGTCGTTGTTAAATGTTGCGACTGCTGCCGTTGATAACCCAGATATTGGCCCAAGTCCAGAAGCCCTTATTGCGTCCTATGACGCGGCTTTGCAGGCGCTTGCGCAAAATGTTGATACTCAGCCCGCGCCAGTTGATTTAAGCGCTGAATTGACCAAGCAGATTGAAGCTGCTGGTTTGGCCAGTTATTCGGCAGGTTTGCTGTCACAAGTAGCTGAAATGCAAAAACAGATTGAAGCACTTAATCTGTTGCCCCCACCATTGCAAGGCACAGTAACTGCCGTAACGGCCACAGCGCCCGTGGTGTCGTCCGGCGGCACTGCGCCAAACATTAGTATGCCTGCAGCCAATACAACAACTGACGGCTACCTTACATCAACTGACTGGAACACTTTTAACAGCAAAGCGCCAGCTACTAGCGGCACGTCTATTTTGTACGGCAACGGCTCTGGTGGATTTAGCAACGTCACGATTGGCTCGGGCGTCAGCTTTGCAGGCGGCACACTGTCAGCTACTGGTTCTGGCGGTACAGTAACTTCGGTAACGGGCACCGCGCCTATTGCGTCCTCGGGCGGCGCTACGCCAGCAATCAGTATTTCTCAATCTAGTACTTCTACTAATGGGTATTTGTCCAGTACTGACTGGAATACTTTTAACGGCAAACAGGCTGCGGGTACTTACGTTACAGCCATAACTATTGCGTCTAGCAATGGCTTTGCTGGTACATCAAGCGGTGGCGCAACCCCCGCGTTAACCCTAACTACTAGCATTACTGGATTGTTAAAAGGCAACGGCACGGCAATTTCGGCTGCTGTGGCCAATACAGATTATGTGCCTTTGTCCACGGTTTTGACTAAGACTGCTGACTATACAATTACGGGAACTGACACTTGGATTATCAACAACAAAACCGGCTCGGCTTTGACGTTGACTTTTCCTGCGGCGTCATCTTGGACTGGCCGGTCAATTACAGTTAAAAATATGCAAGCTCAATTAGTCAATTCAGCAACATCTAATATTGTGCCTATTGACAGCACGACTGCTGGCACAGCAATTCTCTTGGCAGTTGTAGGAAATTGGGCGACAATGGTGTCTGACGGCACAAACTGGATCATTATGCAACAGGCCGCTAATAACTGCCTCTTATTGGAGTAAACCATGACAGTCACCGTAAAAGTATTAGTACCGGCAAAATATGCCGAAGCAACTCAAGTCACGCAGTACACAGCGACTGGCGTTACGGCCATCATCGACAAATTTACCGCTACAAACATTAGCGCGTCTGCCGCCACAATCAGCGTCAACTTAGTCACATCCGCAGGCTCTGCTGGCAACACCAACTTGATCACCAAGACCAAGACCTTGCAGGCGTCTGAGGTTTATACGTTCCCAGAGTTGGTTGGCCAAGTGCTTGGCTCTGGTGACTTTATTAGTACAATTGCAGGCACAGCCAGCGCAATCAATATCCGCGTCAGCGGTCGTGAGGTGACCTGATGCGTGTGACCTACGGCAAAGGTTTTAATTTTGCACCAGCCTTGTCCATGCCGGACAAGGTTTTGGCGTTGCAAAACGAACTTTTAAAAATGCCGCAGGCCAACATTGTGACTGAACATATTTTTAAGCCTGGCGTTTATGAACGCAAAATTACGATCCCAGCTTGGACTGTTTTGACTGGCGCAGAACATAAGACGGCATATCACGTTCGTGTTGAAAAAGGCACAATTGCGGTTAATACTGATGACGGCATTAAAGTCTTTACCGGCCCATGCGACTTTCCGGCAAAAGCCGGAATGCAACGCGCAGGCCGAGTGTTTGAAAATGAAGTAATCTGGGTGGATGTGTACGATAACCCAGACGACTGTAACGATTTGGCAGTGCTAGAAGACCGTTTGTATGTTGTGCCAGCTTGCGGCCTTGCCGACAGCCGCACCGACGTACAAAAGGCACAGATTGATTATGGGGCATTCCTATATCAGATCGGTTTGACTCAAGGTGAAATGGACGCGGTTGTTCATAACGAATCTGATTTGATGGCGATGCCTGAAGGCGTGGCTGTGGAATTGCGAGATTCGCCAATCCACGGCAAAGGGCTATTTGCAACCCGCAATTTTGAGGTAAAGGAAACTGTGTGCCCTGGGCGAGTGGATGGTAAAAGAACACCCGGCGGGCGGTTCATCAACCATTCGTTTAATTGCAATATCAAACCCGAAAAGATAGGGGATGACATTTATGCCATTGCTGTGCGTAAAATACGCGCTGGCGATGAATTACTGGTAGATTACAGAGCATCAATGCGAGTCAATTTTGGACTCACGTTACAAGGAGAATTGCCATGTCTGGATGGGTAGCAGGGGCCATAGCGGTCAGTAGTTTAGTAGGCGCAAATGCGGCTAAAGGCGCGGCTAAAACGCAATCAGCTGCTGCTGATCGTGCGGCTGAACTTCAAAAAAGTCAATTTGAACAAACACGCGAAGATCAAGCACCTTATCGTGAAGCGGGTTATAACGCATTAGCAGAAATGCAACGCACGGCAGGTAATGTGCCCGGCGCGTTTAAGTTTGGCATGAATGATTATCAAGCAGACCCAGGCTATGCGTTCCGTTTGTCGGAAGGCCAAAAGGCGCTGGATCGCAGTGCTGCGGCCCGTGGCGGTTTGATCTCTGGCGGCGCATTAAAAGCAGCTACTCGTTTTGGCCAAGACATGGGTTCGCAAGAATACCAAAACGCTTACAACCGTGCGTTGACTGGCTATAACACTGGTGTGGCTAGTGAAAACCAGTTGTACAACCGACAAGCGGGATTGGCTGGAATTGGTCAAACATCTACAGCTTTAATTGGACAAGCGGGTCAGAATTATGCAAACAACGCAGGCAATTTAATTACCGGCGCTGGAGCAGCCAACGCAGCGGGTCAAGTTGGTGTGGCTAACGCTTTTAACAGTGGTGTTGGTCAATATATGAATTACAGCCAAAATCAAGCACAAAATTCATTGTTGCAGCAAGCATTGCAAAACCGTGGATCAACATACGGATATACATCGCCGCAAACTAATTTTACCGGCGCTGATTATAGCCTTACTGGTAAATTAGGTTCTGGTTATCCATAAGGAACAAACATGGCACTTGATCCAAACATTTCTCTTGGTGTTCGCCCATTACAATTTGAGATGCCCAATCAGTTGGCGCAGTACGCACAAATATCTCAAATTCAAAACGCGCAACAAGCTAATCGGCTGCATGAAATGCAAATGGCTGAGTACGAACGTGCTCGCGCCGAAGAAGAAGGCACGCGCAATTTTCTTGCAAAAGCTGATTTAAATGATCCTAATATAAGAATGCAATTATTGACAGGATATGGTAAAGCTGGACGTGAAATTGCTACAAATTTAACTGCTGCTCAAAAAGCACAAACAGAAGAAGCAGCACGTTTACAAAAATTAGCTCAAGATACACAAGTAATGTATCAAAACATGTCTGGCATGATTTCTAATAAAGCAGACGCTGTTGGCTTTTTGCAAAGAATGGTTAATGATCCAGCAATGAAGGATTCACCAATTGCAAAAATTCCTTTAATGGCTCAAGTTGCAAAGATTCCAGAAGACCCTCAAGGTTTGGATAATTGGAAAAAACAGTTTGCTCTTGGTGCAACTAAATACATTACCGAAAACAAGCCAGTTACATTTGCTCAAGATACTGGCGCCGGTGGCCGTGTAATAGAAAGACCTGGTTTAGGCGGCGCGGCTACCGTTGTGTCAGGCAGTGAATACACAAAAACCCCAACATTTGCCGATATAACTGGTCAAGGCCAACTTAATTTGGCAAGACAGAAATTTTTGTTTGAGCAGGCTAATCCTGGTCAAACAATTCACGAAGACGCAAATGGTTTGTTGGCTATCAACAATAGAACTGGCGTGGCCACTCCTGTGGTTTACGGCCCAATGGGCATTCAGCCTGCTAGCGCTCAAGCTGCACCGGCAGCCGCACTAGGCGCAAGCATGATGCGTCAGCCACCAGCTGCATTGCCTGGTCAACGCACCCCTGCCATACCTGGCATGGCCAGTGTGCTTGATCAGAATGCTGCGCCTGCGGTTTCTACAGCTCCTATGGCATTACCATCTGCAACTGGCGAAAGAGTGCCTGGTCAACCCGTGGCCGGCAAAGGCAAAACACCGCCTACAGAATACACAAAGCAAGCAATGGGTATTTTGAATACAAATGATGCTTTGGAAAAAATGCAAGACACAATGAAGAATTTCAAATCTTCAGACATGTTGAATCCAACAAGACGGGCAGAACTTGGCCAAGCACACGCTACAACTTTGTTGTTTGCAAAAGAATTGTTTAATTTGGGTGTTTTAAATGGTGGTGATGAGCGTATTGTTAATTCAGTAATTAACAATCCAGTTGACTTTTCTTCTACTGCCGTGCCAATTGAAGCAATTAGAAAACAAGCAAGAGATTTGCAAGGTGTTGTTGATAGAACAAATAAAAATCTTTCAACAGTTTATAAGTTGCCTGCATTAAAATTGGAAAGAGCAGCGCTTTCAAGTGCGGCAAATGACATCCATAGCCAAGCTGACGCAATTCTGAGAGGGACTCCATAATGGCAACCGCTGACGAATACGCACAATGGATTGTCAGTAATGCTGACAAAAAAGGCACTCCTGAGTTTGATGTTGTCAGTAAAGCCTATCAAGATGCAAAACTGAACGCAAAACCAACATCAACGTCATTTAATCCTGGTGAGATGTTGGTTAATGCGCCAGCCAGTTTGTACAAAAACACAATTGGCGGTTTATATGAGGCCGTCAGCAGCCCATTGCAAACAGCAACTGGATTGATGGATATTGCTGCCGGTGGATTACAAAATCTGACCCCTAAACCTTTGCGTGACATCATTAACAAAGCAAATGTTGGTGGGCCTTTTCTTGATCCAGCGGCTGCCGAGCGCTCGCAAAATGTGGCCAATCTTGTTGGCCAAGATTATGCAAGGACTTATGGCACTGGTGAAGGTTTTGCCAGAACAATGGAGCAAGACCCATTTAGAGTTGCCGGTGATGTGTCAATGTTGTTGGGCGGCGCTGGAGCTGGCGCAAAAGCGGCAAACCTTGGAAAAGTAGGAAATGCACTTGCACAAGCATCGGCTGTCACCAATCCAATGAATGCACTGCTTAAACCAGTAACATCTGTTATTAGTCCAACCATTTCACCTCAAATTCAAACTTTGATGAAGGAAGGCGTTGTGCCAACTGCCGGCCAAATTTTGGGTGGTGGCTACAAACGTGCCGAAGAAGCATTGTCAAGCGTTCCAATTATTGGTGACTTTATTAAAGGCGCTCAAGGCAGAGCAATGGCTGATGTTAATCGCGTTGCCTTTAATCGAGCATTGACTCCAATTGGCGAAAAACTGCCAGAAGGACTTGCTGGCCGCGAAGCAGTTCAATTTGTATCAGAAAAATTAGATGATGCTTATGGCAAATTGTTGCCAAAAATGACTGTTGTGCAAGATACGCCATTTCAAACAGCTATTGCAAGTTTAAAAGGCATGGTTCAATCTGGTGCAATTGATCCAAAAGCTGTCAGTTTTTTTAATAATTGGATGGATAACAATGTCCTTAATAAGTTTCAAGGACAGAACGCAATTACTGGCGAAACATTAAAAGCAATTCAAGGTGATTTGCGTGAAACTGTTAGCCGTTTAGGCGCATCTACAGATGCAGATCAAAGACTTATTGGTCAAGCATTAAAAGAAGCGCAAGATCAAGTCCGTCAATTGGTTACTCGAAGCAATCCACAGTATGCAAGCGAATTAAAAGCAATTGACACTGGCTATGCCAATTTCAAACGTGTTGAACGCGCAGCTGCTGGACTTGGTGCAGAAGAAGGAATTTTCTCACCAGCTCAATTGCAAAATGCTGTCAAAGCAATGGACAGAAGCAAAGACAAAGGACAATTTGCACAAGGCCAAGCCTTAATGCAAGATTTGTCTGAAAGCGCAAAAACAGCATTGGGCAACAAAGTGCCTGATTCTGGTACGCCATACCGATCAATGGTGGCAGCGCTTGCCGCATCTGGTGGCGCCGGCGCTGCTGGGTTTCCAGCAATTGCCGCATCATTGATTGCTTCCCCGTTGTTGTATTCTCAAACTGGCCAAAACATGTTGGCTGCAATACTTACAAAAAGACCTGACTTTGCAAATGCATTGGCAGCTCAATTAAATACAAGCGAAAAAGCAAAACTAGCTGCATTGATGGCCGCCCAGGCAGGCCAAACACCTTATCGCGTTGACTTAAGAGGGATGGCACAATAATGGATACCCAAGTTTTATTCAATATTGCCGTAAGCCTTGCAGGTTTTTTGGGCGGCTGGGTTTTGAATAACATCTATCGTTCGCTAGAACGTTTGGACACAGACGTTCGGGCCATGCCTTTTAACTACGTTACCCGCGACGACTACCGCGCTGACATGCGCGAAGTTAAAGATATGCTGGCCAAGATTTTTGACAAACTTGACAACAAGGTTGACAAATGAATGCGCTGGTTTTGGTTACTGCTCATATCATTGGTTTTTTGGGCAAATGCCAAAGCAC